TGCTAGCACAGTAGACCGTGATAGACAAGGTGATGTTATTCCTATGAAGGCATGGAATGAGGGGTTAAGTAATTACCTTAAAAATCCAATTATACTAGCCTATCACAATCATCAAATGCCAATTGGCAAGATGGTAGAACATAAAGTCACTGATCAAGGATTATGGGTGCGTGCCCAGATTCCTCAAGAAGTAGGTGATGTTTACAAGCTGATTAAAAAGGGTATATTAAGCGCTTTTAGCGTAGGATTCAGAGTACGTGACGCAGATTATGATAGCGCCTCAGAATCTTTCCTAATTAAGGAATTGGAATTACATGAAATTAGTGTAGTTTCAGTGCCAGCAAATCAAAACACACTATTTAGTTTAGCCAAGGCATTTGACAATGCCACAGAGTTTGAGTTATATAAACAGCAATTTGCACCAGCACCAGTTGCATCAGCTAAACAGCTTGATACACCAAAAGCGGCAAAAAGCACCACAAAAGAGGAATGGGACATGGATCCAAAAGATTTAGAAAAATTATTAGCAGATGCTGCTGCTAAAGCTGCAGAGCAAACTGCAAAAGCTGTTTTAGAAGCACAAACAAAAGCAGCTGAAGAAGCACAGCGTAAGCTACAAGATGAAGAAGCCTTACAAGCTAAAATCAAGGCTGCTGTAAGCGCAGTTACTCCACCAGCTCCAGCTGTACAAACAGTTGATACAGGTGCAGAGCGTCTACTAGGTGATATTGAAAAGCGTCTAGAAGATCAAGCCAACGAGCATAAGAGTGCCATCGAAGGCCTAGAGGCTGCTATTAAAGAAAAGGCTAAAGAGCTAGAAGCACTACAAAATAAGAGTGTTGAGCTAGATGCGCTACAGCGTAGTCGTATGCAATTTAGCGATCATAGAGAGCCAGATATTGCTTATGCAGATAAAGAAAAGGCTGTTCTAATCAGCAAAATCTTACGTAAGCCAATGCAAGATACCAAATTTGGTAAGCAACTACTAGAAAAAGCTGCTGCTAGTTTTGGTGCTGCTGCTCGCGGTCCAGTACATACTACTGGCACAAACATGCAAGAACTCTATGAAACAGAGGTTGTTACTACTCTAGAGAGTGAAATGCGTCGTCAACTAGTTGTAGCCGCCACACTACGTACTACAGCTATGACTACACCAGTTATGCGTATCCCAGTAAATCCAGATACAGAAGATAATGCAACCTGGATTATCGGTGCACAAGCAAATGAAGCTGCAGTTTATGGTAGTGGTGCTGATAGCTCCGTTGTAGCAACAGCAGGTAGCTCTGGCCAAACCAGAAAGCACGCTTTAAAAGAGATTACTCTACAGGCCTATAAGCTAGCCACAAAAGAGTATATTGCTTTTGAAGAAGATGAGGATAGCTTAATCCCAATTCTACCACTAGTACGTGATGCGTTAAGTCGCCGTATGGCCAAGTCACTAGATAAGGCTATGCTATTAGGTGCATCAGGTATTGCAGGTATGGGTCTTGCTCCTTATGATGCTGCTGGTGGTACACCAAACGTTACCGTTGCTCTTGCCGGTGCACTAACTGTTGACAAAGTCATTGAAGCTCGTAAAAACCTAGGTGCATGGGGTCTTAATCCTAGCGAGCTAGTTATTCTTGTAAGTACAAAGGCTTACTATGAATTACTAGAAGATCAAAAATTCCAAACAATTGATAAAGTTGGCTCAGCGGCTACTTTATTAAGCGGACAAATTGGTAGCATTGGTAATACACCAGTTATCGTTAGCGCAGCTTTTGCAGCTGCACCAGCAACAGACGCACCATTAATGGTAATCTACAACCCACGTAACTTCCTAGTTGGAACACATCGTGGTATGCGTGTAGATAGCGATGATGATGTAGTATCACAGCGTAGCGTACTAGTTGCTAGTATGCGTGTTGGTATGACACAACTAAGCACAACTGATGGTGCAGGTATTGTCACAGTTCGTTACGGGGCTTAATTAGTTATACAGGCAGGATTCGCAAGAGTCCTGTCTCTAAAGCTTGTTGCGACAGGTTTTAGAGACATTCTTGGAAGGCACACTATGGCTGTTAATTTAATTACAAAAGCAGATTGTAAAGCTTACTTAGGAATTACTACCAGTAATAGAGATGCTGAGATTGATCTATTAATACCCAAGGTAAGCAAATTAGTACAAACTTATTGTCGACGTGGCTTAACTGAATATGCAAACGCAAATGTATTTACACAATATAGTAATGGTGGGGTAGATAAAATAATACTACATGAAACACCTATTGTAAATATAATTAGCATTGCCAAAAGTATAGACTATGGGCAAAATTATACAAATTTAACACAGTATACAGATTGGGTACTTGGTACTGATGAATGTATATATCCACTTAATACACTTAAGTATTTTGACCAATATTTAAACGGCTATAAAATAGAATATTTTGGCGGCTATGATGAATTACCAGACGATCTAAAACTTGCTGTATTAGATCTTGTAGAATACTACATGAAAAATAATACGGCTGTACATGTTAACAGAGATGTTACACCCAACGTAACACAGATACAGTACGTAGCCACTAGTAATTTTCCAGCACATATTAAACGTGTACTAGATCAATATGTAGCGGATTATACATAATGTCTAGTGGTGTATTTAATCAAGCAGTTAGAAAGTCTATAATTAATAGGGCTGCTGAAGCTATTAAAAGATTAGGGGCACAAGGCACAATTAAAGATAGTAAGTATGTTTTAGACCCTAAATCGCGGTTAAGTTTAGAAACTATTAGAGCTAGAACTAATAAAGCAGCTGAAGGATACCAAAGTGTAATTTCTCGTGGGGGTTTACAGGGACTGGCAGATGATTTCCATGCCCTGCAACAAGGCAAAGCAAATTTTGCTCAAGCTGCACAATTATTACAGTCGCCGGGATTGTACGATAATTTTATTGCCCACATAACTAATCTATATGGTGGTAATGAATATACCACTTCAACACAGTCTTACAAATATAGAATATTACGTACTGATAAAGGAAAAATTAGGTTAGGTACTTCTACTGGCGGAAGTAATGAGCAAGATATAGCAATTTTTAAAAATCTTGACCACGGCGAGTTTAAAAAAGTTTTTGTAGATTTTTTATACGGTCAATTTTCAGGTCATAAAGATGTTGTAGATACAATTAAAGAAAATCTAGATGCAGGCCATCTTGCAGGTGTATTTGATATTAAAATCAGAGAAATATTTGATCTACAAGTAGCGGCTATACAAGGCACCTATAGAGACTATACAGTTAATGCCGGAGCTGATCAACAATTAAATAATGCTTTTAATGAAATACTAAGACTTATACATGACGCCGACTTTATTACTAGTAATATAACTTATGACGTAACATTGTTTACTAGTATGATTAAAGATGTACACGGTCCAGCAAACCAAGCAAAAGTTTCTGCAATGATGCAATTAAGTTTACTGAACCAAGAAGCTGGACGAGCTCTTACAGCAATGGGCACTAGGTTAAATCAGCTAATAGGTGCAGTAGATGTACTTGGTCGTGGTAGATCGGTCGATGAACGTGGTGCTGAAAAGGCTGTGGATGGTTTAATAGACGCACTACTACCAGTAGTTAAAGTAATCGAAAAAACCGCTAATAGATTATTAAACAGCAATTCCTTAGACCCACAGCTTAGAGCTACTATTACCAAAATTTTAACAGACGCACAAACTACTAAAACAATGGTTGAAACCAAAGGATCACCAAGCGTTTTAGAATCTATTGCTAGTGAAATTGCAGCAGCTCTTTCAGGTAAAGCAAAACCAAAAAGACAAATTACCACTGCAAAAAATACTGAAAAAATAAAACTATCAGTAGGTAGCAAGGCAAAAAGTAAAATACCAAAAGTTACTCCTTCAAGTAGTAAAAAACCAAATATACGTAAAATTACTTCTAGTAAAAATATTATGGTTGATACTGCTATACCCAATCTGCAAAGGTTATTAAATCAAAGTCTTGTAGCCCGTGTAAAACAAAACATGGGTACTGGTGGTAGACGTGATGTGCTTAACTTACGCAGCGGCAGATTTGCAGAAAGTGTGCGTGTAGAGCGATTGAGCGAAAGTAGAGGTGGAGCAATTACAGCATTTTACAGCTATATGCGTAATCCGTATGCTACATTTAGTAGTGGTGGACGTCAGCAAAATCCACGAAGCAGAGACCCTAAACTG